ATGTTCTGCCATTACGTTCTCCTTAAAGTCCTCTTGTTCTGCTATCAACTTTCGCCACTCACTGTTTATCATTACTCTTCCTCCAGACATAAGCCACACCATGTGTCCTTGCTTGCATTACCACAGCTTACACACTTGCGCCACTTGTTAACCTCGTCACGATCTTGAGAAGCCTTACGTTCCTCTGGTGTCATGGGTCTAATCATGGTTCTTTCTACCCTCTGCTATCACCTGTTCATACTTGAAGAACAACTGCTCAAACTTCCACTGGTAGAGCTGTTGCATACCCATCAATGTGTTCATCAGTTCGTCTGGGGTAGGCTCACGCTCACCGTCACCTATCTGTCTGAACACAACCTCAAGGTCATTACAGACCTGCCAACAGTCCATTATCATTGGCTCTAAGTCGTATAGTTTAGCCATCGTCATCTCCTTCTAGTTGTGCAAGCCTTTCGTATCTATCCTGCCACCACTCATCGTAACCCCTTGTGCCATACTCAAAAGGACATTGATTAAGAGCCAGCCCCATAGCCTCATTCAGCTTGGCCCCAAGCTCTTCGATCATGTCTGCCGCTTCATGCAACAAAGCATCTGTTTTGAGCTCGCTTATCTTTACAGATACACCTCCTGCTTCTAAGTCTACAAAGACCACACCTTCACGCAACTGTAGATCATTACTCATTTCGTTTCTCCTTCCATCAAAGCATCCCACGACACAGGGAACAACTCTTTCATCTTGTCACTGATCTGGTCAGCTACAATGCGTGTCTCTGCCTGTGTATCAGGCTTACAGCGTAGGTTACACATCTTCGCTATGGCCCCTACCGTTCCGCTCCAGAACCACTCCGTGTACATACTCTGGGGCAGTACCATACGGGCTTGCTCTGGGGCTACTCCCATGTCAAGCAGATCGTTGTAAGCAGTGAGACATGCCCAGTTAGCATCACCCCAGTCACCTACATCAACGACACCATCAGACCCCTGCTTCTTATCCGCCGACTTACCACGCCATACATCCGGTGTATAAAACTCAATATTTTCAGTTGTGTAGCGCCTAGATATTTCATTCCAAGGCATATACTCATGTTTTTGAAGCTGACGTGCTACAAACATAGGCGCACGACATTGGAACGTAACCCATGTGTGGTTAAAGGGGCTGATGTGATTATGCTTGGCAAGGTATCGGATCAACCTAGCGTCATCTTCTTTGAGCTTAGGTGGCCCCCAAAGATCATCCTCCATCTCACTACGCTTACCAAATGATACCCTAGCACTGTTTACGACCATAAGGTCAGAGCCAGCGTGTTGAACGTAAAATGCTGTAATACTCATCAGAACGGCACCTCATTATTTCCATTGCGGGGGTCATTGAAGTAACCCTTCGCCAGATACTCCAGCCGTGGATCAAGGAGTTCCTCTAGCTCACGGATGATTGACTTGGGACGAATACCCATCTCCTCCAAGTGTTGCTCAAGTGTCATGTTAAACATTCTCATTTCCCTTCGGGTGCTGTGTAAAAAACGTGTGTGCCAATGCGACCATCTCGGTGGTAACTTTTAGCCCAATATGGTGATACATAAGTAGTATGATAGTGGGTAGAAGTCAAGCCAAGACGATCACCTTTTAGCACTGACTTAGCTATTGTCTCAGCTATATCAATGGCTTGTCTATCGAAGACATTGCCAGTGTACTTGTGATAGTTATCAGATTTTCCATCGTGGGTGAACGAGAACTGCTTGTGTTGGAAGACAACAGCACAGATTTCGTCGGGCCAACGTGGTGATTCTACCCTAGTCATAACGACCTCAGCAACGGCCCTCTGTCCTTCCAGAGGTTCACTACGGCTTTCAAAGAAGACCGCTGCTGCAAGACACATAAGGGGTGTCATTCGATCTCACTGCCCATAGCAAAGATGTGACGACCGCCAGCCTTCATAGCCAACACACGGTCAAGACAGAAGCTCTTGTACTTGGGCTTCTCACCATCCTTACCCACGAACATGGGGATCAGGTTATGAGCCTTGAGAACGTCAGCAGCCTTACGACCACGTTCACCACCCACAAGGTATTTCTTTACGTTCAAGCGACCATTGTATGTACGCTCTTCGTTGTCCTTGGTCAGGAACTTAACGGTGATGAACTCGTTAGTGTTCTCTGCCAGTACCATGCTTACCATGCGTGTATCTAGTGTCATATCAATTACTCCTGTTTCACTGCGTAGCGGTGCTACTCTGCTGTTTTGTTAACGACATATATTGGTGTCTTGGGGGATAGCTCCCGTAGTACCTTGGCCTTCTGTTCAGCCTGTAGCTTTGTCATGGTGGGTAACGCAAGTCGCATTACGATACCATTGACCTCAGTTGCTAGTGCGAATTGGTTCATTCCCATACTCCTTTTACATCTTTCCACTCTACATCACCATACCTACCAGAATCATTTAGGTAGTCAAGTGCTATATCTTTAAAATTCCAATAGTGTACCTCTACCTCTTCGATACCCTTATACTTAACATTGGTTTGATACTTATAAGCCATTTGTGCTTCCTCTCGTGCTTCTTCTGCGTCTTGAAATAGTGCGTTTACTTTTCCCATTTGTCTTCTCCTTAATTCCCACGGTGGGGGTCAACTTATAGAATCACTCTCGCATTTTCCACTGGTGGGGTCAAGAATTATTTCCACTGGTGGGGTGACTCTCATTTTCCACTGTGGGGGTCATTTTCCACTGGAGGGGGTACGGTCATTTTCCATCGGTGGGGGTACATCAGTGATCGCTTATATAAACACATGCTTATATTCGAATATTTGTATATGTTTATATGCTTATATATGGATATGCTTATGTAAGACCGTATGCAACGGCATACAATGGTATGCAATGGCATACAACGGTATGCAACCAACGGATACAATGGGATGCAACGGTATACCGAACTTGAAACAATTCGTGATTTGACTCTTGCGCAAAAATAATGTGCGACAAAAATGCAACTGATTCGCACCTGCCGTCCTTCGGTGTTTTGCGACCGCGATTCGGAAAATCTAGCCCTAAGTCATATAGTTTGGGGGGCGTCAATCCCCCTTGTGACGCTTTGGATTTAGCCCTTGGCATTTTCCTCTTTTTGGCGTTGCTTTTCCAGTAGCTCTTTCAAGTGGTCCTTAAACATTTTTGCCGTTCCTTCTTATCAGCGTTTCGATACCCTCTTATGACATACGATTCGCCCCGCGTCAACCCCTAACTTTTTTCGCTTTTATGTATTTTAGGGCTTGCGAATCGTTTGGGTATGGGCTATTTATATTGTATCGAAACGCTGATATGAGGAAAGCACGATGAAAAATGTTTACACAGTCCACGGCTCCGAAGATGGTTTGATTGGGGTATATAGTAACATAGCCAAGGCTTGCCAAGTGGCCGCTGAATATTCCGAAGGCCACCGAGTCAGCACTTCCAAGAGCGTAGAATTGGGAGTCTGGCGCTGGGTATATGAGGGAATCAATACCGCCGAAGTGGAAAAATGGCCTGTAGCATAAGATCGAAACGGGGGGTTGACATAGCCCCCGAATCGCCCCATAAACTAACTATAGAAACGCTGATAAAGGAAACGACAAGATGACAACTAGGATTTACAATCGCCGCCCGATACTAGCCAAGCGCCGCAAGATTGAACGCTTGAATCACATTGCCAAGCGCATATTCCAGCTTAACGCCGTTTTAGCTGTTGCGCTTGTCGCTTATGTTATGGCAAAATATGGCTACGCTTACAGAAACGATATAGGGTTTTTCATCCCTAATATCGGCGGCTATAACTTTACCTTTGGAGGTTGAACCTATGAAAAACGCAATCACTGACCTTGAGTCAATCACACAAGCCTTGAACCTATCAGGCCCTATTGAATCCTACTTGTGGGAAGAGCTAACAGACGGCAACTATTGGGACTCCATTGATAGCATAGCGAGTCAACTAGAGTCTGCCAGTTGTTCAGCGGGTAGCTGGAACGATTTGATTTATACCCGCGATATTCTGGAAAAGCTATCGGATAGCGATTGGCTGAACGCTATTGAACAAGCTGTTGATGACTTTGGAGATGCTACAGGCGAGTCGCCTAATTTTACCTATAACGGCCCATTTTGCTTGTCTAACGTAGTTACCTTTGCTGTTGATTGGGTAGCTAGTGAACTTGCCCACAAGTTGCGGAGTCTTGATAGCGTTTGGCTGGTAACTGCTGCTGTTGACTCACTTGATCCAAGCCCAGAGATCATTGCCCTAGCTACCGAGTCTGAGGCTGTTGAATGGGTATCTGAGGCAATAGACTCTCGCATTGAATGGCAAGTTCAGCATAGCGTTTATATGCTAGAAGAGTCTGACCTTGACGATATGCGAGAGCAAGAGTCCGTGCTATTTACTATGCAAGAGGAGTCACTGTAATGGCTGATAGATACGCAATCAAAGGATACGCCGAGTCACTTGATGGCCCCGTCACACTGTACGAGTCAGACTCATATGATGACTGCGCTAGGTGGCAATCGCTATATACCCGCTTTGGCGATTGGGGCGGCTATGATGTACTAGCCCTATTTGAGATAGCGCCCGATCAGTCAACGCTTATGATTCACCTAACGGATTCACCTATCATAACATGGGAACGGGAGTCAGTGTGATGAAGATTGAATATCGAAACCTAGTATTCCGCAAAGACTCCGACAAGTGGCATTGTTTCCACGCCTATGAAAGCGCAAGTGATTGCCTAGACCATGCGGCAGAATTGACAATCGACAAGCCCCATTTAGACTTTCTGCCAGTGCTTTGGCGATTTGATATAGGTCAATATTCGGTGCTTGACTTCGACTAGACTCTAGACTCCTCCCATGTCTAAAACTGGCGTCCCTTCGGGGGCGTCTTTTTTGTGTCGTGCCAATCGTTTATCAAGTGTTATACTATAACATAACGCTGGAATGGGGTATAATGTTACCACAAGAATCACTCATGGGATGTGGGCGAATCGCCTATCCTCTGTCAAGTTTTTCTTTTGTTAGCTCACGTTTTGTTACAGTTTTACAGATATTTGTAACATTTGGTAAACTTTCGCTTGGGACCCTTGACATTACGGGCGAATCATGCTCGGTGGGGCGTTAACACCACCTGAATCCAAAACCAAAAATTACTTTCGCCCTACCCACCACGTTCAAACAGGCGTTATATCTTGAGTACCCACCAAGGTACATATCGGCGGTAATCCGCTTACGTCATCACAAATTGTTACAAAACGGTAATAATACTCACGAAAACACGACAAAAAAAGAAAATACTTTCGTTGTAAAACAAATGATTGTAAAATAGTTGACAAAAAGTGAAAATAATGTGAATAAAATTCTGAAATGTATCCCTATAGTATAGTGAGAGAGAGAGTAACTTAAGTTTTAACGTAAATTATTACCACTACGATTTATACTACTAAGCTATATAACGTAAGTCATAACTATAGTTACTCCCCTCAAGAATTACCCCTACTAGTTAAACCAAGAAGTATGTTCCCATAGATATAACTTACGTTGCAAGGTTCTTGCCGATTGACAGTAGGTGGTAATATCGACTACCCACTTAAGTTACCCTAATCTTGTCGTTAATAGCCCGTAGGGCGGAGACTGTCGTTATGATCCCAGCACTACCCTACAGTAAATTAGTAGAGAAGCACATCTTGGAATGTATCCAAGGTGGCATAGGTATTCGTCAAATGATTGCCTCAATGCAACACTTACAGGATGCCCCAAAGTCTTTATCCACTATGTACAAAATCTATGGGTCGTTCATTGAGATGGAACGAGCGAAGATCAACGGTGCTGTCGGTAAGAAGGTCATAGACCAAGCCTTAGATGGTGACTTTAAATCACAAGAGTTGTTCCTACGATCTAAGGGTGGCTGGAGTCCAACTCAGACTAACATTGAAGTTGAACAAGAGACTGACCCCGAACTAGACGAGAGTGCTACCGATACACTCATGTCGCTACTTGGATACAACACTGATGCCACCGAAGAAGAAACAACCTGTTCCTGTGAGGAAGATAACTGCCGATGCTCTTAGGGGATTACCCAAGAGTAAAGTTAAGGACATCTTCGATCAGCTAGGGCCACAGAAGACTGAGGAACTTAAGCATGACTGGATGTTTTGGGCGAGGGATAACCAACTTGAGCCTAGTGATCCCGATTGGAATGTTTGGTTTATTAATGCAGGTCGTGGATTTGG